AGCAGTTCCTACTAAACCTATACGCTCGTAAGCATCTTGTATAATTGCATCAATTGAAAAGTCTTGATCAAATTGATAAGATCCTGAAGTAGTATTCGCCATCGGCTACTCCTTTAAAATGTTCCGACTATATAAAAAAAGTCTATGCTAGTTAGATCTGCATATATTCCAGTGTCAGCATAAATACCAGCTCCTGGTAATTTAAATTCCTGAACTGCATCAGCGGCTGCGCCAAACTTACCATGAAAAATTAATTGGGCAGCAGTTCCTGCACTACCTATTTCATTGTAAAGTTTGATTTCTCCATTAATTGCACTCGACATTGCATACACAGTCATAATATTTGCTTTAGTAATATTAGCTGCTACACCACTAATCAGTTTTTGAACCTGACCATCAGCTGCAAGAATTACCGATTGTCTAACTTTTGATGTTATTCCCATAATTTTTTCTCCTTAAGCATAAGCTCCCGAAGGAGCTTACATTATTTTATAATATAATAACTATTATATTAAGTTATTATTTTGAACATACTGTACACAAAGATAACCAGCTCCAGTACCTGTAGCACCATTTGTGACAATTATTCTATTGTCAGAAGTACCAATGTCAGTCCATCTGTTAACCACAGCAGCACTTGCTGTTGGTAATATTTGAATGAGACCTAATGTACTTCCTTGCACAGCCGTAGCAGCTGTAAAAGCTGTCGCTGTTCCGACTTTACCAATGCCCATAGTAGTAGTACCTGTAGACCACACCGTATTAACATACAAGTCCATAGCCACGATTTGACTATTTGCAGGTATAATTATGTTTGTTGTGTCTGTAGCTGCTGTTTGATCCACAGCGACTGTTTGTGACATGACCACTTGGCCAGTATTTTTCATATCTGCGCCAACAGTAGTTCCTGTAGTATTTGATATCGTGCCCGCTTTTATTGGACCCGAAAAAGTTGTAGTTGCCATTTTTTTTCTCCTTTTCCTAGTTAATGTGAATGTAGTCTCTAGGCCGTCGACTATACGCGTCTACACCCAACATTTAAATTGTATAGTAAAAATTTTATAGCTTATTTTAAGCTGAATCGCAAGGATGTTATCCTTTATAGTTGTATATTACTTCTCTGTCTTGAGCTGCTAGTACATAATCCACAGTCATAATGGATGCGTTTTGTACTGAGTTTATCATATCAAAAGCAATACCTAATCTAGTTGCTGCTGTAGCTGGAATAGAACTTGCTGTAGAACCAGAAAGTCCACTACTTACAAATGGTGGATAAAGTTGTTGTTCGTTAGTAATAGTTCCATAAAGTTCTCTGTTAACATAAAAATTAACTCTGTTTTTACTTAAATTGTTATTATTAAATACTTCAAAACCAACAGTTATATAAGTGTCTGCTGCTACTGTACCTAGAGCAGCATATTTTGGATAGTTTCCATCATTAATTGCATCTATATTTGCGTACGTAGAATTGTTGTCTGCTCTACAAACTCCTCTTATCATAGTGTCTCCAGCAGTTAGATTAAAACCAATACGTCCTTCTCCTGAACCAGCTACAGCATCTGTTGCAGCATTTCCCGAAGTATCAATTATTTGTGCAAGTCCAACAAATATTGCGGGTGCACCTGTAAAATTATTTAATTTAAATCTTGTTTCAAAATATGTTCTATAAGGAGTTACGTTTTCATTATTACTATTTTGTGGAACATTAAAAGTTAAATCACCCTGAGTAGTAATTGCATCTGTTGCTGCTGTATTAGCAGTTGATAAAGCTAGTGCACCTTGAAGTGCGTTTGCAGCGATTGCTACTGTTCCAGCATTACTACCTGTAATAGAAGTGTAGTCTTGTCCCATTTGAGCACCAGCTGTTACAGCTGTACCAATAACATTACCATTATAAACTTGTTGACCAAAATCATCAAAGAAAATTCTTTGATCTGGATATGCTGCTGTATTTAAATTTTCTAACGAAGGTACTTGATTTGAAAATAAAACGGGTCCTGTAAAATGTGTTGCTTTTGATATTTTGTGATGTGCCATAAATTCTCCTAATTTTTAAAAATTTATATCTTAATTTTGAGTAGAGTGCAAGAGATCCTTACATAAAAGTACGATTTCAGCGATGTAGCTTTGTGACTTAAGTAGCTACAGAAACTTGTGGAGCAGAGTTTTCAACTCTATTTTGAACGTCAGCAATTCTAGCTTCTTCAAGCTTTATGTCAGTAATGACCCTTTTAATCGTGTCATCTATCCTAACCATATCCAGAGTATATCTGTTATTATCCAGATGCTCCTGCTGCCACTTCAACTCCAAGGACCTTTTTTGTTTGTATAGGTCTTGTATCATTTATAACCTCTTCATAAGTTATCCTACAGGGAGTGTCTTTAAACATTCCCGCTGATTCCCAAACTATACCTTTTTCTCCTAGTTTGTCAAGTATAACTTTCTCAATAATTTCGACTGAATCATCCGCATGTTCTATAATGAATTTTGTATGATGATCGTAGGCCCAGATATTGATTAGAGTTTTTTTCATAATATTACTTTCTTAATTAAATGTGGCGGAACTATGTCCCGCCACAAAATGTTTTTACTGCTTACGCACCTTCAACGCCGAAGATACCTCTAAAGTCAGAAACGCCGAAAGCGTATCTTTCTCTAGCTTTGTATCTAACATTGCCTGTATCGAAGTCTCCTTCCATTGACGTAGTCAATGGAGTTCTTGAGAACATCTTCATACCGTTTGGAACGTCTGTCGTAATGTACCAAGAATCAGCATCAGTTAAAAAGTTATTAACTCTGTAACCTTGTGGGATCATTCCCATACTGTTGATTGCATTGATGTCATTATCAGCTGTTTGAGTTCTACCTTGAGATTTCATTAATCTCTCAGCATTGAACTGATTCGCAGAAGGAATTATCATTTTAACTCCTTTTGCAGCTATTCTCAAACCTCTTTCATCGACCATAGCAGCGATATCAATCAATGCTTGTTCTAATGAAGTTTCGTTTAAGTCCGCTTGAGTTGTTAAAGTGTTACTAACTACACCAGCAATTACTGGGTGAGAAAGTGAAAACAAGTTTACAGCGTCACCTGATTTGAACGATGATGCTGCCGCTATTGCGGGTAGACCATTATTCAAAGGGTTTGCTCCTTTAACTTCTTTTGCGTTTGACATAGATCTTGCTAGTGCTTTTGTGTATCTAGAAGAAAGTCTGTCATAAAGGTTGTCCTCTATTGCTTCTTCTGTGATAGCGAAAGCTAGCGCGATCGTTTCCATTGTGTATCTAGCAGTGTAAGTCTCTTGTGCATCATCGTATGATACGCCTTGACCTTCTGCTTTTACATCTGCGTTAGCGAAACCAGATAACATTACTTCCTCTTCGAAAGCTCTGTCTGATGATTCCGTAGTATAAATCTCAGCGTGCTGATTTTCATACCGTTTGTACTCTAGCCCGAATAGTGCATTCAGGCCTGGTTCTAGTTCTTTAACTAGCTGTGCTCGTGATATTGCCATGTTATGCTCCTATTATTGCCATGTAACGGCGTTAGTTAAGTATTGGTTAAGATTCTGAGTAACGATTACAGTAGAATTTGCTGCTGTAAGGTCGTTATTTTCAGGATCTTCTGCCGATCTTAATAATCTAAACGTATTAGCTGTAGCACTTGCTGCAGTTCCTATGTCTAGTTGTTTACTTGATTGACCCGATAAAGTGCTCCCAGCTGCTGCTGCTTGCGTTACTCCACGAGTTGTACCTTGCATTACTTGAGTAACCGCTAAATCAGCGCCTACTGCAAACAATTGCAAAGGATTGTCAATTACAAACGCAGTGATATTCTCTGAGTTTGTAGGTACGGTATTAGCTACGTAATGGTTTGCCCAAGTTGGCTTCAATGTAGTAGCCGCGTTGTAGAAAATTCCATTAAGTATGCCGATAGTGTTCTTAGTACGTCCGTCCTCAGCTATCATAATGTACCCTGCTTTTGATTGAACAGATGTACCTTGATAGAGAGCAGCGGCCATATTAGACGCTATGTAGTATTTGCCTTGACCCTGGTTTGCGTCAGTTGAACCAACGGTACCTTGAGCTATAAGACCAAATCCTACAGTGTTTCTATTTGCCATAGTTGTTTTCTCCTTATGTGACCTATCCTTGCGGACCTCCAGTCACGGTTAATGTTATCGTTGGAGAAAGAAATATTATTTCTTTGTACCACCGAAGGTTTTGCTTGAATGCTCATATTTCATGGGCATTCTTTTATCCTGATCCTTCAGTAAATCGTTTTCCAAAGCTTCGTTTTGTCCTTCAGTTTGCTTTTGCTGATAGTCAACACGACTCTGCGCGAGTTCTTCCGGTATCCTTGCCAGGAGAAGGCCACCTACTCCAATGACTCCAGCGTATTTTCCGTCTAAGACAGCAGGGTAAGTATTAGAATCATATTC